ATTATAATGGTCAAATAAAACCTCCAACTGGGGCAACAATAACAAAAGTATCTACCCCACACTTGATTAGCTCAGGAGTAGATAGTGGCGATTTCGCAGCAGAAGGTAGTAATACTTTTTATAGGGTTGTAACTTCAGGTTATGATTATGATGTAAATAATGATAATAATTTGGCGGTATTGAATTATACCACCGGAACGAGCGGTTACGCAAGTGGTGTTGCAAGTGGCGCAAACACTATCGCCATTGAGTTGGAATCTTTGGGTTCCAGCAAACCAGTTAATGCTGCAATCAGATATTCAATTGATGGCTCTGATCCTACTGGCGGGAACTTTGCTTATATTCTCGGCGCACAACAAAAAAGTGGAATAACTGGCGTTACTAATATTTTCTATCTGCCAGAAACCGGACTAACCCCTTATGCAACAGGAACTGGCGATTTAACTTTAAAATATATCGCCATTTCCACCGGAACCAGCACTGGAGATATTAGCGACAGTTTCTCAACAACCACGGTTATCGAAAGAAAAACTCTTTCGCCGCAAATCAAAGTAACTTACTACGACGACATTCTTGATACAACAAGAGCAGTCAGCGGTTACAGTGCCACTGGGTTTAGTGACTTGTTCAACAGAAACGCTACAGTAGACATTAATTTTGTTAACTATGATACAGGTTCAAGTGGCGCATTGAGTTTCTACAAAAATGGCTCGTTGCAGTCTACAAACAAAACTAGCGCAACTAGAACTTTTGAAATCACAACCACCGACAACACAAATACTGGAACTTTGACTTTTAGCGGTTTTGCCAGCGGATACAAAGTAACCGGAGCAGATATTACCGGCATATTCGAAAGACATCGTTTGTTCTCTGGAGCTATCAGTGCTGATACTCCAAGCGGAACTTACTATGCCCCTGTACTTTACAGAGTAGAAATAGACAATAATATCAACAATCCGTCTGATTCTACAATCAAGTATACTACAAATGGAACAGAGCCAACCAAAAATTCCACCAGCTATACTGGTCCAATCAGCTTGAGTGCAGCCGCAAGTCCCGGCGCGACTTATACTATCAGACACAAGGTTTACAAAAATGGATATCTAATATCTCCAGAGGGAAACAGCGGAGTTTATATTGTAGTTGAACAAACCTAGTGTATAAATTATTGGATATTCTATATAAAAAAAGTAAAATAATACGATGCCAGCACGTAAAAAGCCAGAAATGATGATTGCAGAAGCGGTCGAAGCTAATCCCTTTGACAGTGAATCTTTTGCTGCTAGAACATCCACAACCAGATCCAACAAATCTGCGACAATCATTCGTTCAGACAGATTCAAGAATATTGAAGATGGATTGATTCCATTTAGATACTCTACTTCTGGCTACGGCAAGGGTTCTTCTGATGGAGTGGAAATCAGAGATGCGGTTATTCTCTGCCAAAAAGCTTATTATAATTTTGCCGTATTTAGAAATACTGTCGATTTGATGACAGAATTTTCGATCAATAATATTTATTTTGAAGGTGGCAGCAAAAAATCCAGAGACTTTTTAGAAGCTTATTTTAATAAAATCAATCTTTGGAGCCTTCAAGACAGATTTTTTAGAGAGTATTATCGTTCTGGAAATGTATTTGTTTATAGGTTTGATGCATCATTCAAACCAGAAGAAATTGGAAGAATGACCCAAGTTTTTGGAGAAGAAGACTTTTCCAGAAACACAAAGCTCCCAATCAAATATTCAATTTTAAATCCTGCCGACATCATCTTGGGCGGCAACATCAACTTTTCAAATCCTCTTTATTATAAGGTTTTAAGTGATTATGAATTGGAGAGATTAAAAAATCCCCAAACTGAAGAAGATGTAAAGATTTTAGAAAACTTTGACAAAACTACTTTAGAAAAAATAAAAAGTAAAAATGCAAGCATGATTACCATTCCCCTCAAGGGCGAAAAGGTATCTGCGGTTTTCTTTAAAAAGCAAGATTACGAGCCGTTTGCTGTTCCTATGGGTTATCCAGTTTTGGAAGACATCAATGCCAAAGCTGAACTAAAAAAGATGGACATGGCTATTGCCAGAACCATGCAGCAAATTGTTCTTTTGGTAACAACTGGTGCGGAGCCAGACAAGGGCGGCGTAAATCCTAAAAATCTTGCCGCCATTCAAAAGATTTTCAGCAATCAAAGTGTTGGCAGAGTACTTGTTGCTGATTACACCACCAAGGCAGAATTTGTAGTTCCGCGAATTGGTGACTTACTTGATCCTAAAAAATATGAAGTGATTGACAGGGACATCACAATGGGACTCAGTTCTGTCTTGGTTGGCGACCAAAAATTTGCCAATGAAAGCATCAAAGTTCAAGTCTTTATGGAAAGGCTCAAGCAAGCCCGTGAAGTTTTCTTGAATGAGTTTTTGATTCACGAAGTAAAAAGAGTTTGCAAAGCTTTAGGTTTTAAAAATTATCCTACTCCTAGATTTGACGATATTGATCTCAAGGATAGTGCGGCTTATGGTAGAGTTTACAATAGATTGATTGAACTAGGCATTCTAACACCAGACGAAGGCTTGATCGCAATTCAAACTGGTAGACTTCCCAACAAAGAAGATTCAGTCAAGAATCAGACAGAGTTCAAGAGCTTCAAAGATTCTGGTTTGTACGAACCTCTTATTGGCGGCAAAAATAGAACTGGCAATGCTGCTGGTAGACCAGAAGATACGACTCAAATTCAGCAAGAAGTTCCCAGAGAATCAACCGAAGGCTCTATGGAGTTTTCCTTAAACAAGCTTAAGGAAATTGTTCTTTCTTCTTCTGATTTGGAAAATAAAGTCGCAAAAGAAATTTTAAAAGTAACAGATAAAAAGAGAATTTCAAAAGCTACAAAAGAGCAAGCAGAAAAAATTTGCGAAATTATTGTAGCCAATGAAGACCCAGAAAACTGGGAAGATTCAATTGGAGTTTATGTAAGAGATCCAATTGATAGAAATCAACAAAGAGTAAGAACCATTTACGATATAGCGGCAGAACATAATTTGGATTATTATACAGCTTCCATTTTATTTGCCGCAAGAAAGGATACAAATGAGTGATACAGAAGACATTACAGAATATAACGATTTAGGTTTTGATTTGGGTTTGCCAGACATTCCCATGCCAGAGCCTCCCAAGCCCAAAGAAGAAATCAAAGACAAAGCTGACGTAGCTTTCAAGTTCGCGTTTATCGGCGCAGGACAAGGCGGCGGCAGATTGGCTGAGACATTTTTCGATCTTGGCTATCGCAGGGTTGGAGCAATCAATACTGCACAGCAAGATTTAAATACTATCAAAATTGATAACAAGCTTTGTATCGGAGATGGTGGTGCTGGCAAAGATCCTAGCGTAGCCGAAAAAGTTTACAAAGAAAAAACCGAAGATTGTCTTGACTTTATGAGAGAAAGCTTTGGCGAAGACTTTGATCGTATTTTTGTTTGTGCTGGTGCTGGCGGTGGAACAGGGGCTGGTACTGTAGCTCCTTTGATTGAAACCGCAAAGAAACTACAAGAAGCTTGTAAATGTAAAAGCGACAAAGTCGGCGTTATTCTTGCTCTTCCAAAACATTCGGAAGGTAAAAAGGTAAATGCCAACGCTCATGATACTTTAAAGAAAGTATATTCTCTTGTTCAAGAAGGAGTTGTTTCTCCGCTTATTGTTTTGGACAATGAAAGAATTTCTAAAATGTATCCCGGCTTGGCTGTTGCGCCTTTCTGGAAAACAGCAAACATGAGCGTAGCTGGGCTGTTTCACTTGTTTAATTTGACTGCAAGTAAAGACAGTTCTTATTCTACTTTTGACGCCAACGATTATAAACAAGTTCTTGATTCTGGGTTTATGATTTTTGGTGCCGCTCCTGTAGCAGACTGGGAAGATCCAAATAATATTACCAAGGCTGTTAGAGACAATCTTAAAAACAATGTTCTTTCTGGTGGCGTAGATCTTTCTACTGCAAATTCTGCTGGAGTTGTAATTGTTGGTGCAAATGATGTGCTTGAAAATGTCCCTCAAGAAAACCTTGATAAAGCTTTTGATCAGTTCTCAAGAATTCTAAAGCCGGGAAGCACCGTTCACCGTGGTATTTACTCTGGGAATAAGCCGGGGCTTGTTGTTTATACCTCCATTGGTGGCCTTGGAGAACCTACCGAAAAACTAGAAGAATTGAAAAAGCTAGGAGACTTATAATGCCTATTCCTCCCGAACTACTTACAATGGGATTTGGTGCAGTTACTGGATTTCTGTTTAAGTTCATGGCCGAACGCGCCAAGAACAGAGAACAGCAGTTTAAGATGATGATTCAGAGTCGTGAGCTTGCCATTCAGGAAGCTGACGCCGCATCAAAGCGTGATGGTGAGGGAGGAAGATGGGTTCGTAGGTTTATTGTAATCTCCACTTTGTTTGGAGTTATTCTTGCTCCTTTTCTTTTGGCCCTTTTTGATTATCCAATTTTCATGCAAATTACTGAGCAAAAAAAGGGATTTTTATGGGGACTATTTGGTGGAGGATCTCAAACCAAGTTTGTTGAGCTTGGCGGTTATTTGATCATTCCAGAAGTAAGACAAACACTAACAGCAATTATAGGATATTATTTTGGACAATCA